ATCATATAAGTTCCTGTTTTATTAACTGTAAGAGTCATTTCATCTATATCTACATAAGTTGAACTATCTGTTGTATCTGTAGCAGTTCCAGTTATAGTTTGTATTACATTTACATCTGCTGGTACTGTTCTACTACCTGCATAAATATCTACTTGACCATCTTCAGGACTATTTTTGAATACTTGTTCACCAAATAAACTACCACCAAAATTAAGAACCATAAAAGCTCCTACTAAACCAATTAGTATTGTTATTAAATATATCTTTTTCATTTTTTAAAACCATTGTTTCTCACTCGTTAATTTATTTAAATCTGGAATTTGTCCTTCATGTCTATTAGCAAAGAGAGTAGCTCTACCATCTCTTAATAACCATTCACCAATATTCATACCTCTATGAACTATGTAACCAAGTAATCTACCATATTTGTCTACTCTATTTAATTTATTAATTTTAATATCTACTTCTTCTCCTTCAATTATACTTCTTAACCAATTACCTGCTTCTTTTCCACCACCTTCACTTAATTCCTTAGTGTTAATGTCTAAGAATCTAATTGGGAAATCAAAATCTCTTTCAAACCATCTAACAGTTACAGTGTCTCCATCATGTACTTTGATTACTGTTGCTCTAAAATCATCAAAGATTTGTTTATGAGGACTACTAAATCCTAATTCATCCATTTGACTATCAGTTAATTCAGGGAAATTCTTCCAATCATGTTTGACTATAAATCCACCAGCAGTTTCTATTTTAACTGCTATAACATTAATTGTTCTTATTTTTTCATCAGCTTCATTGTTTGCTGCATCTTTAACATTATATTTAATGTAATAAGTTCCTACTATACTTGTATCTACTGAACCTGTTGTTACTATATCAGAAGTTATATCTCCATCAATATTATCATTGGCAGTTGCTCCAGCGTCTGTGTAAGTTCTATTTTGTTTAATTGTTACTGGATTTTCTCCTAATATTGTTATTACTGGTTTAGTTGTGTCTGGTGTTCCTGTATAATCTATTTCTAAATAGGGTTTATTTGTAGCATTCTCTTGCCAAACTCCTATTAAAATATTTGCTGTATTTGGTATGGAATTTAAATAATCATGAGTATATTCTCTTGAACATATTTTTGTAACTCCACCTTCAACAATATCATCTTCACCAGTAGAATTGAATGTAATAGAATATGCACCACCACTTCCATCTGATTCATCTACAGTTACTGTTCCATAAAAATTACCAGAAAAACTATCAAAATCTCCAGTAGTTAATGAATTAGCTTGTGTTCCTTTTTGAACTGATAACACAAGATTTACTGTTGAATAGACTGAATAAAAATGCATTTTAACTGAATTAATAGTTGCACCTACTGGGATTTCTGAAGTATCAAAATAGAAGAATCCTCTACTTACATTAAAAACACCTCTTGGACCCACGTTTTGCCAATCTGCCCAACCAAATACTCCCTCATTTGTATCATCCACTATATCATATCCTATTAAAGCATCTCTTGCACCAGCCCAAGAACCAAAACTTAATGGACCCATCACTTCACCATCTGCAGTTGAACCGTAACAATTTTTTACTGTCATTATGCGTTAATTATAAACTCCTGTACTTTTGTATCTCTAAGTGCTGATATTGCAAATAATGCTCTATCTCTAAGTATGTTAACTCTATCTTCTAATTCAATTCTACTACTACTTGTACTACTCATATCTGCTTGAATTACATATATTGCACATAAACATGCACTTGCTTCAGTTAATATTCCTTGAACATCAGCATCTAATCCTAATGTGTAAGCATCTGACCAATTATATCTTGTCATAGAGTTTACTAATGCCTCTACAGTTAGAACATATTTATCAGTTTCTGCTACTAAACTTAGTGTTGCACTAACATTTGCTCCAGCTCTTGCTAAAATATCAGCTGATTTTGTATATATTCCTACATCTGCCATTTATTTTCCTCTAAATATTTAATACCTAATTCAGTAATTACAGGTTTTTGTCTGATTGTTCTGATTTTATTTGATAACTCATCCATTTTAATGAATTTTTCTTTTAATAATTTATCTCTTCCGTGATATGCTGCATTAGGAGAACTATATACTTTTTTACCAAGTCTATAAATTGTATCATTAATTCCATTAGAAATTACTTCAAGAAATTTGGTTTGTTTGATTGTTAAAGGTATTTCCATGTTAAATTTAACTGCTAATGCTTTTCTTTTATATCGATTCATGTTAATTAGTCTCCATAAAGATATTTAAAGGTATCGTTTTATCTCTAAATGCATATAAAGCTCTTATGATTCCTTCTACTATATGAGAATTTCTCCCATATATCCTTAAATCTCCTGTTTGTTTAGATGTTTCTTTAATTATTGACTTAAAACTTTGAAATATTTCTATGTCTTTTAAGAATTTTACTTCTTCTCGTTCCATCATAGCCTTTGTATTAAGATATAAATCTTCTTTTAATATCTTTTTTCTCTTTTTATCAACGTCTAATGGTCTACTTGAGTTATTTATTCCTACAATCTTTCGTTTAGTTTGGTCTAAAGCTAATAATTGGTCAAAAACAGCTACTCCTAAGCCCCCATCATCTACATATATACGTTTAAAATCATATAATTTGTCTAATTCAATGACTTTGTTTGTTGTTTCTGTTGTTAATTTGTATTTATACATGAGATTCTCTCTTTGTAAGAACTTTCCATTAACTTTTTCAAAGATTTCATAAGTAATTTGGTCACCACCCATCCTGGCTATGTCCATTCCTAAATAATATTCCCCAGAAGGTATGGTAAAAGAATTCAGAGGAACCCTCTGGAGAGTTTGAGTTGATTTGATTAGGTTATCTGGAAATAATTGACCTAATTGTTCTAAAAATTGTGCTAAATATTGCTGACTGTATTGTAATTCTGTCATTCGAGCCTTTTCTTTCTTTAAATGCTCTAACATCCAAGTTCTTTGAGGTTCTGGTCTTGCTTCTGCCACTTCCTCACTATTTACATGAAATGTTTGAAATTCCATCTCATCTTTTGTGTATGCTTCATAGAAATAACCCTCTCTTGCATTAGGTGTGCTTAATAACCACATTACCCCTCCAGTTGTTAATAACATTGGTGTGATAGATTGCCATATTGCTTCTGGTAAATATGCACATTCATCTGGAACCACAACATCAACAGTCATTCCAAGTACTCCAAGTCCATATTGTCCTACAGCCTTTGTTACAGCCATAGCACCATTCTTCATTGTGATACGATGTTTAGTTGGTTTGTTAATTCCTTTCATATTAATACTTGTTTTATAATTATCATGTATATATAATACAATTTTTTGTAACATATTTTGAGCTTGGTCTTCAGTAATTGAAATAATTAACACTTTTTTGTTAGGGTTGTTAGCTATATACTCAGCTGTCTTGATTGCTATGATTTGTGACTTGCCTACTTGTCTACCTGAACATATACATATATTACCTTCAGCTTCAAGTACATCCTTTTGCCATTGGTCTAATGTAAAATCTATTACCATTCCCATAATATATTATATTTTTCGTGATATATAAAGGTATCGTTATTATATAATTTTTTGTATGGGATGCAGGTTACAACACAAACACAACGACTTATACTCGCAACAGATAGTAAACGCTTCATAGGCGAACGTATAGTGAGCGAGCGTATAGCGAGCGAACTCTACACTACATCATAGTATGTGCGACCATATAGGGGAGCACATGTATACCCCAATGGGCGACGTAGGAGCCCATATATTAATAAGTAGTATAAATACTTAATATAAGAGCTTATATATTAATAGTTAAGTATTATTACTACTTATCTATTATCGTGTCTTAGAATGGCTGTATGCCCCTTTTAAATACATATACGTAAGTAGTCAGGTGTTAAAATCGTAGATTTTAAAAGATATGTATATATTTAAATATATCGTCTATTTAAAAGTATTACTTATTCTCAAAGCAATCCCTACATAACTTACCATATGTAGGCTTTCTACATATTATGCACTTCTTCTTCTTTCTTTTATTATCTGTATTCTTTGTAGAGAGTGGTAGATTAGTATCCTCTTGTTTGTAAAGTAGCTTATCTTCTTTATTGTTCATTGTAACCTCCCTTATTCCATTCACCTATTTCTCTATACATCTTTACTGCTTGTATATGAGAACAAGTAGGAGTGTCCCAGTATTTACTTACTGTATTATAAAACTGACAAGTGCAAGTGTTAGGTGTTACATGATAAATAGTTTTATTATATCCTTTTATTGGATAAACTAAGTATTCATTCTCTGTTTCTTTTACTAAGCCAAGCTTTACAAGTTTATGTGCTTTAGTTACTATTGCTTTACCTTGAGGTATACCTTTTAGTGCTTGAGCTGACTCTGACCAGTGTATTATCCATTCAGGTTTCATTGTTATTGGTTTCATGAGTATGATTCCTGGGTTTAAAGTGTCCAGGTCCACTTATTCTTTGATAGAAATTATAATTAAAAATAATAAGCTCATTGTTTATTCATCTCTTTTAATGCTTTAAACATTTCTAATTTTAGTTCTTTAGCTGATAGTGTTTTTAAATAATCATTTAATTCTTGTTCTAACCACTTGTTAAATTCTTTTGTATTCATTGTACACCTCCTTCAATTTGTCTATTGAGTATGTTGGATGTTTCTCTTTAAGTATTTCAGGTGTTATCTTAGGATACTTTTTTAAATCCTTTAGTATATCTTTAGGTAAGAGAGTTAGCTTTTTTAATTGTTTATTTAGTTTCTTTTGTTCTTCATTTGTATCTATAAGTATTTTATTATTCTTAACTATTTTAAGTAATAATTGTTCTTTGTTTGGTTTACTATTAAAATGTTCTCTTAATAAATCATTAATCAATTTACTTGCATTATATTCTTTTTTTAGTAAGTGTATTAATTCAATATCCAAACTTATTAGTTTTTGTCCTTTCATGAAATACTGAAGATTCACTTATATATAAAGACTATCATAGTTTTTAATTTAATTTATAAAGACTGTAAGACAAATTGTTATCTTGTAATTCAATAACTCTTTGTGTTTGTTTAAAAAATATATCTATAGAATAAAACCTATATATATATATATATATATATATATATATATATAAATAAAAAAAAAAAAAAAACACACTATA